AGAACCGCTCAAGCCCCATATCAAACGCCACCAACTCATGCACGACATTCCATCGCCCGTTCTGCATTTTCTGCCCAAACACCGCCGCCGGGGTCAAACCAAAGTCAAGCCCGATATGAACAGGCCAGCCGGGTTCTATCTCGACATCGCCGGACATGACGCTGTCGCTATACTCAGGCCAGACCGGCTTGCCGTCTTGAACGTAAACGTACTGCGCCCCGGCGTAACACTGTATCCAGTCGAGCGTCTTACCGGCCAACTGCTGTTCGTAATAACCAACCGGCAGATTGTTGACGTTCTCAGCCTTGGGATTGTTTAGCCAGTGCTTGCCAGCGGCGAACATAGCGTCCTCATGCTCAGCCGTACCCTCAATAACACCGCCGGGCTGTTTGTAAAACTTCCAAGGGTATTTTCCGCGAATAGGATTTTTCTCAGCTAACTGGTGCCACCAGTGGTCGCTATCCATTGGGTTGGTACTCATCCACACGCCGCGCCAAGTACAACCGCCATTCGCCCTAGTCGGGAAACGACCGACACGCGATGTCAAGCCATCAACCACCGCCTTTGGCAATTCCCTGGCCTCGTCTATGAAGCCGCCAGTCAATTCTAAAGATAACAATTTACGAACATCGCGAGGCTGATCCAAGGCCAAGAAGATCACCTCACAATCAAGCCCAGCCGCGCCATCACGCGGCGGCAGCTTGATGTGATGGGTGATCGGCGGCGACCAGCGCATTGGCCCCCACACATTCTCAGGGAATAATTCCTGCCACGTCTTAATCGTTGTTGTGCGCAGTTCCGGGTAGCTGTTCCTGATAACTGCAAACCGAGTATATCTGATCCCATCTATCGGCGATGGTTCCTGCTTCACCGCCCTCAACATCACTTCCGCTAACGAACCGAATGTTTTGCCAGACCCGACTGGCCCCATCAACCCACGCACGAAACTGTCGTCTTGCAAAAATTCCCATACGGTCGGACTTTCCGAAAAATCTAAATTCAACCCCGCCAAAGCCTCAGTGGTTGGCTGCTTCCTGCGCCGGGGTGATCTGTCTGTTGCTGCTCTAGCTCGCGCCATCATAATCCTCTGGGTCAAAAATAATAGTAGTTTCTCCGGCATAATCATCGCTGGTCAATTCAAGCATAGGCCCGCTGCACACCGTGCAAACAATAGCCTCACCGCCATCATATACCCGGCCCCTAGTCAACTGATTACAATAGCCGCACACAATATCGCGCTTAAAAAATCTAACGCTGATGTAATCCTTCATGTCGATGACCTTACCCATCGTCACCATCAATCTCGACAATCTTCGCAGTTGGCCCAGTGATGTTAATGCCAATCATGCTCGGCTTCTGATCATTCGCATTCGGCTCCAATAACCCGCGATGCTTCGCCAATAGCCGCAGCGCCGATAGCTTGTCGTGCATCTCAACCTCAATCGTATTGCCAAACTGATTGGGCGTAACCTTAACCTTCTTGACCGCCCGGCGGGCGCGATCTGACAACTGGTCACTCGGCGTCAGCGTGACCCGGCCCATATCATCCCACTGGATAACATCAGTTGCCTCACCAGCGCCAATCGCCTCTAACTCCTGCACCACGGCTTCCCGCCGAGCCTCATCGGATGAGGCCAAAGCTGCTCGCTGCTGCCTAATCGTTGGCGTTGTTTTTCCTGACATCCAGACACTCCGATCCTGTTGCGGCATACCCAGCCAGATCCACCCAGCTATCCTGATGATCGGGTGTGGCCGCTAACCTGGCCAACTTCACACCCGCCATCATCATAGCAACGTGTTCCGGCTCAATCTGTATCCCAATAAGCGCCGTCCATATAATAGCAATGCGCTCGTGATTTTCCCAAATGCTGCCGTAATCCTCGCCACGATCAGCGACCGTATCCTTGGCGGCATCCAATAACTCGTATCTGTTCATCCTTCGGTGTCTCCCTTAACGTCAATAATTTTTAATCTGCAAACAGTGCATTCGTATTCGCGCTTATGCCTGTCATCGCGCCGCAACACAATTGCGCTGCGACAGCGCGGGCATTGCCGGTTGGTTAGTTTTCTCTCAAACGACCCATCGCCCTCATAAATCATTGGCCTCTCCTGTTCCCCCACAAGAATAGCACGATGTCCACTGGACGCAACCATAGCCGTCTGGCTCGCGGATCATGCCACGGTCGCAGTCCGGGCAAACGGTGCGAAAATTTTGTGTGACACCCCCTATAGATAGATAGGAAGGGAGGGGGGCAAGGGGTCGCTTTTGCTGTGGCCAGGTATCGCCGCTGGCCGCGCTGTACACCAACAAACCAACGTCTGTTGCCGTGTACATCACGACATCACCTGTGCGACATCGTACAGCGATGGCACCCCTGCCCTACGTTCAAGCGCAGCATCGCAGGTGTTCAGCGTTGCTGCCCTCACATCAGCCGCAGTAAAGCCAGCAGCGGCCAGCCGCCGTGCGTGTGCTATCTCGTTGTCGTACATCCTGACCTGACCTGTCGCCTGCTGCACGGCGCTGATGTAAGTGTGGGTGATGGCCTCGGCGACCGGGTCATCGGGTGTGTGAGAGACTGATTGTAAATCCCCCAGACCCCCTATCTCTTCGTGTTCATCGCCTGCGTCACTGCGTAGCTGCAATGGTTTGGCAGACTGTACATCTTCCCACTGGGGCAACGCCTCGTCACCATCCCACAGCACTTGATACCTGTTGCTCTTCCAGCCTGTTGCTGTCTCTTGGTAATCTTTGGGGTTTAGCTGTCGCACATACTTGAGTTTCTTGAGCTTCTTGACGCTCTGATGCACTGACGTGCGGCTCTTCATACTGCTGACAGTCATCAGTGTATCCATAGACGGCCAGCACACGCCGTGCCGGTTCGTAAAGCCACACAACGCACCAAGCACACGCAGGTCAGTTTCGTTAAGCTGCCTCTCACTAAAGCAGCGCATCGGCACTACAGACCACGGTCGCTTATTCTCAAAAAGGGATTTCATCATTCAGTTCCTTTTCAGTTCTTGTCCTTACCTTTTCAACAGCGGCACCCGGCCACATCTCTTTGGCTATGTCAGCCACTTGCCCGGCCTTGTCCTTGCGCCAGCCTGACACGATGGCTGCGATCTCATCAACGCTGTAGACCACCATCTCTCTATGCTCGCTGGCAACCTTACCGGCCTCATAACCATTGCGGGTAATCGCCAACACCTTGCCATCATCCATTGCCGCTTCCCAATAGTCACCAGTCAGCGGCTTATGCCCAGCAGCGATAGCAGCCTGCTCAAGCGCAGCCAATCCCCGCAATGTCACCGACACCTGATGCTCGACATCGTGCTGGCTTTCTATTGCCTCATTCAGCTTATCCATCTGCGCTTCAAACCTACCACGCAATCCCTCTGCCACAAGCCAAGGCAATCTATCTATTCCCCACTTCGCTTCCATCGCTGTTGCGGCTCGATCATATTCATGCAGCGCATCCTGCATACGGCGCATCGCCATTTGACTAGGCGCATAGTATTGCTTGCTTGGTTTTGGTACTCGTTTGCCCTTCATTTTACCTCTCCTAAACGTAGGGTGGGATGGTAGGGTGTGATCTAAAGATCATCACACCCCACCCACCTGTGCCGGAACGTGCGATATAGGTGGGATGGTCACCCCACATTTTACGCTAACCCCTTGTTAATCCATACTTTGCCTTCATGCACTGTCACCACACCCTTATCCTGCAACCCTTGCCGCGCATCCTTGCGCTGTCCGGGCGTTAAATCGGGTGATTTGACCTTGTGCGCCTCATGCCATTGGCTCACTGACAAGGCATCTGTCGTTAGTTTTATCAGCGTGTTTTGCAGCGATTGGAAGGCGTGTTGCTGCCTAGCCGACAGGTTTTGCTTCTTTGTTGCACCCTGCGCTTCGATGGGTTTCATCACGATGCTGGTGTCATCAACCAATGCCACTGGCGTCATCTCAAACGTGATCTTGTCAATTGGCTCTGCATCCTTTTGCTTATCCATTGACAGTGCCACGATGCTCTCAGCCTTGCCGACTGCCAGCACAGTGTCAGCCGCACCAGCCAGTGCCGAGCTACCGCGCATAGAGTTGATGCCACGGCTCGCATCCTTTCCAGCGTGATGTATTGCCAGCAGGCCGCACCCGGTGTGATGCTTTACCGCGTCACAGCCCCTGATGAATGACGACATATCTGTGGCGCTATTCTCTTCGCCGGTCATACTGCGAGCCACGGTGTCGATGACTAAGCAGCTAAACTGCTCATCGAGGCTGTCAATAGTACGCAGCAGCTTCTCAATGCTTTCCTCGTCCATCATATCAACGGCCATAGGCAACACGCGCAGCAAGCCGGTATCCTCGACCTGATTGTGCAGCTTCCAAGCCTTGACGCGCTTTCCCAGCCCGCCAACGCCCTCACCGGCAATGTACAGCACAACGCCCTGCCTTGTTGGCCTGCCGTGCCACGCCAAGCCGTGTGACATACACAACGCCATATCAATAGCTATGAATGACTTGCCGGTGCCGGGTGCGCCATACATGACGCTGAAGCCGTGCTTGGTTAGTACATCGTCAATCATCCACTCTACCGGCGGCATCGTCATCAGGTAATGCTCATCATACAGCGGGTAAATGTCAGGCTTGACCTCTGGCGCTGTCTCAACCACTGGCGCTTGACGTGCCATCTCAAGCAACACCTTCTTGCCATTGCCTGCTGCCAGCCAATCAGCCACGTCACCCTTGTGCGGCAGGTTAGGCAGATCGAGGCGCTTGATCTTGTCCACTGTGCCGTGCAGCGCAGCTATCACTGTGTCTGCGTGTGCTTGCCCGGCCTCATCGTTATCGGGTAGCACTACGACATTGCGGCCCGCAAAATACTGTGCAAGCTCCGGCTTCCAGTTCTTCGACCCGCCACTGTTGGTCGTTGCGATCAGGCCAAGCTCGATCAGTGCATCAGCGCATTTCTCGCCCTCTACAATAAACACTGGCGCTTTTGGATTAGTCACGATGGCTGGCAGGTTATATGGCAGCGGGTCAATGTCTTTGATGCTGTTAATCCAGCCACCACTGTTATCCGGGCGTCTTTGTCTAAATGTCTTGGGGTTATCGAACCGCAACACCTGATAGGCCAGGACGCCATCGCTGTCATAGTAATCATAAGCGCGAGACATCTTCGGCGTCACTGGCAACGCTCTTTGCTGCTGCTTGCTGATACCAAACTTGCGCTCAAGCACGTCAGGGATGTTGCCATTGATGCTGGCTGGCTCGTTTGCCTTAACCATATCAATTACGCCGCCGCTTTCGCCGGTTTCAAAATTACTCCAAACGCCTTTGCGCGTACAAACAGACAGGCTGCCGTGCGTACCCCATCGCAATTCAGTGCCTTTCGACAGGCGCGGGTTTGGCTCGCCCCAGTAATGGCGGGCAACCTGTTCTATATATGCTGCTATATTTGTCATCTCTTTATCCCTTTCCCCCTTTGCCCCTTAGACATGACCGGCGGCAGGGGGGAGAAAAAACCCTGCCGCCGACCACTACCACCGCTAGAACAAGTCAGCGCCTTCGACAGCCGAAGGGACGACAGCAGCCGGGGCGACTGTTGCGGCGGGTTCTGGTGCAGCTTGTGCATCCATTCCTGCTGGGCGGTCAACCCAGCCAGCTATTGACCACTTAGGTGAGCGAAAGGTTTGTGTGCCTTGCGCCTTAGTTTCAATCTGTATGCGATCAGAGCCGGTAATCTCAATCACTGGCATCTTGCCGGGATTGTCAGCCTTGCCAGCCAAATACGCATCGTGCAGATCGTTCATTTGATTGCGCACGATCTTGCTGCTGCTGCTCATCTCTCGCAGGCTGATCTCTTTGTTGTACATCCGAATGCGGAAGCCTTCCTTATGCTCATCGGATGGCTTGACCGGCATTGGCTCGCCAACTTTAACAAAGCGAAAGTCTGGGCCAGTCGTTGTAAATGCGATGAAGCCAACCTCGATTGCGTCCATATCCATCACAACTTTAAAGGGCAATTCCATTTCGGTTTCGCTCTTTTCCCAAGTTCCCTCGCTAGTCTGGTGCCGGTCTTGGCGCACAAACGAGCCGTCCTTTGCACTGAATTTCATTATTGGCAGGAAATCCCCGCCGCCGGAACTGCTAGTCTCTGTAAAACCTAAAGCCATTTTTAACTCCTAAACTTTAGAACTACCGCACGACCAGTGCGGCTTGGATTGGAAAATAAGCACAGATATCTGCGTCTTGGGCATCGCCCCTGTCGCCTCTGCCACCCTTCTCCAATTTGTAATCACCCGCAAAATCAAACCGGGCGATGTTATCTATATATACGTTCAGCAAATATGCTGGCAAGCCGGTGTGCTGCGTCAGCAGCCGCGCTTGTAGCACTTTAGACAGGCTCACCATCGCTGTGTCGTACTGCAACAGCCGCACGTTACGATGCTTTACCTCAATAAATGCCTTAGCCTTGTTGTCCTTAAACACCACAAAGTCGAGGCGATACTGCATTGGCAGCTTGTAGAAATCATAGCCGTGCGCAGCAAAGGCAT